ACAATGATATATAAGTATCAAAATTTTTGATACTTCCTTGAAGACACAAAGTAATAAACATGTAATGAATATTTTTTTACAGAACTTTGTGCCATTCTAAATCTTCAAGGGTGTAAAACTATTCATTGATAAATAAATTAAATTGCTAATTTTTATATAATTAAATATTTCACGATAATCACCATCTATATCTCTCCATCCAGATGGATGGACAAATAACAAATAACCCTTATCTTTTAATAATTCTTCATAAAACCTTTTAATAAATAAATGCCATATTGTTTGTGATTTTTTATTTTGAGGTTCTTTGTATTGAAAAGGTGGGTTTCCTAAAATAATACCAAATTTGATTTAAATTTGACAAGTATATAGGCATTTCGTAATAGTATAATTATTTATTATAATTTACATTTTATGTAATAGAATTTAATTAATAATTTTTATAAATTTTTTGATTTATTATTATCTATTTCTTTAGCAATTTCATTGCCATCATCATTATTAAAAATACTTTCAATAACCTCCTTTGCTGTTTTATATTTTCTTTTTCCTAATTCTTTAATAAAATCCAATATAGTTTTTTTAGTTTTAATGACATTATAAGTCTCTTGAATATTAGGAGATGTTCTTGAGATGGGAGAATGTTGTTGTGTCTGTAATTTTATTAGCTTATCATTAAAATCTTTTATTTTTTTATGATTTATTTCTGTATTATTAAAACAAAAATTATTTCTATACCTGCTGTTTGGATTACATAATTTACCTTTACTTTCACATATAGCTTTATTTTCTTCTGTACATATGTTTTTTATGGAAGACACGTCTTTACTTGTCATATTCTCTAATAATATATATCAAATTAAACAAAAAAATATATTATATATTTTTTATTTTTCGATATTATCTAATTACATTTTCATTTTTGCAATAGCTATTCCAGCCGATACTTGACTATCAACGAGAATGCGCTGAAGTTTCTTTCTCTTATTCAATAGTTTTTCCTTCAATTGAGATAGCTCAGCTTCATAAATCCAACGACGATTTCTGTTGCCATTCAAAGTATCTACGTAATTTTTTCCCAAATAAAATATTACATAATCACTTTCTTTAAGTAGAGCACTTTCACCGGAATCATTAGCAAAGTTATCATAATATTCAGGATTACTATTACCATAATATTCCATTTCCATCCACGCACTATCTATAGTGTATAGATCATTGCAAATATTGTTCTGTTCTTCTTCATTTTTTGAGATATCGCAATAAACATCTTCATCGCGGATAGCAGTATTATCTGCCATATATGCCTTGTAAATTTCTGTGGTTTTGCGCATGACATATTCAATGTCATCATTAAGGTAGAAACGGGACATGCTAAGTTGTCAATTTATATAAACAGCATTTTTATCAATTTTTTATATTTTTAGATATAGTTAGAACATATTTTGCAAAAATAAAAAAATAATTAACCCTAAATATATTATTAATTTTTTTTATTGATTTGAATTAATAAATCTCGTAAAGTTATAGATAATTCATATCCGTATGAATCTACTTTTCTTTGTGAATAATAAGATTTTGAAGCATATCTCGCAGGTGTCATTCCTATTTTACGCCAAAATGAAGGACCACTTTTATTTGCACTAACATCAGAATCTATATATATTAGCATATCTGGATCTAATTCTATACAAGGTCTTGATGATCTATTATTATCCGTTAATATATATAATCCTTTTTTATTATTCCAATTATAATATATATAATAGTAAAAATTTTCTAATAATACATTAGAATATTTTTTTCCTTGATATTTTTCATCTATATTTACTCTCAATTGATAAGGTATATTTTTAGCAACGCTTAGACTAAATTCTCCAACTATTACATCATTATCTTTCATTACAGAGTATATATATTTTTCACGACTATCATAATACCAATCAAAAGTTATATTAGAGGAAGACATCTTATATTATTAAATATATTAAATAATTATTTATAAAAATAAAAAATATTTATTATTTAGACATTGCTATTATAATTAAAATTATTGTTACTAATATCATAGGAAGTAGTGATAATAAACTTATTATCCAACTCCATGCATTACAATTTCCGTTAGTTAAACATGTAATATTATATGCTGTTATAAATATTATAAATATAAAAAGTATATATAATAATAAATATAATCCAATACCTTGGACATAGACATTTAATGATATGCAGATTAATGTTAATATTATACTTATAATAATATATATCCACGCTTGGGTTGAATAAGTACTATACATATTTTATATTCTTCTATTATAATTAATAGATTTTTAGATTTATGAAATTAGACTATTCATAATAGCAAAACACATTGATGTCCGAGGCGGCATCTCGTTAATTGAGTTAGATGCAAAGAACTGAATGAGTGTTTTAATATTTTTGACATCATTACATTGACACAAATAATAGTAAATATTTGAAGGCGTAATTAGTTTTTTGCTGAAAATATTAGTTTGAAGATTTCTCAATTGTGCCAAATGATATTGAATAATAGGTGCAAATTGTTTATCCAGTTCCTTAATCATTTTATATCTCTTATAATTTGGATTATAAGATGTAGTTGATTTGTAATAACTATACAAACTATCTTTAATAGTTGATATAATAGTATGAACTAGATATGTTGGATCTATTTCTTTTCCATTATTATCAATAGGAAGTTGAATATTTGGATTGTATGTAGCAATATAATCTTTAATAGTATAATCTTGCTTATTTTTCATATAGACTTCGAGAATATTCATCCAAATATTAGGATGACAAGGGTCCGTCTCTTCGCGATGATTAATATAATTTGAAGAAATTTTATATAGTTTAGTATTTCCATTTTCAATAGTATGTTTAATAATTACACCATATGTAATATTATTACTGATATAATTAATAGCATCAGCGATATTATTGAAAATTGTAGCATACTTAACACCAAGATTAGCAAGATTTTGAATAGTTGAACTATAATTATTATCTTCTTGCAGCGTTACTCTATTTTTAGTATTGATATGTACCAATTCTTTATAATTTTCACCTAGAATACTAGAATAATCTACAATATGCTTATTTTCATTATGAATTAAAACAAATTCGTATGCATTTTCAATATTTAGATTAGATACAAACATCTCGCGAAGTTTTTGTGAAATATTTTCTTGTGTTAGTCCAGCAAAACTATTAACTATTTCCGGATTCTTACTATAATAATTATAAAGGACTTCGTCAAACATTAATCCATGCGACTTAGTAGGGTGTGAAAACTTTGAACTATTTGCATCTGGGCAACTTGAAGTACCGAAATACCATTTATTTTTATAATTATAAATAGTAATAATAGTTCCGTCATATGCTTCATAATATTTATCATTTTCATTATATAGATTTGTTTTGTATTCTTCATAACTAATTCTGCGTGGAATAGAATTAGCATATGTTACAACAATATTATTATTGCACGACAAAGTAAAATCTAAAACAATACTTCTACATTCTTCATAAAGTTCTTTATAATCGGTTACGATAGCACCCATTTTATAATTATTATGAAGAAGAATTAAATCGTCGTTGTTTTTAAATTTCTTAACTTTGATATTAGGCCAAAAGTGATATTTTTTCAATAAACTAATCAAAGTATTTGCATATGTAACATTCGTAAAATTTGTATTATTATTGTCGTGAGAATTATAATAAGTATTGATAATTAATTCTTTAAGATTTTTAGGGGGGACATTGTTATTTAGAGCGTTGGTATTCATAATATATACTTTGTTAAAAGTTATATATATTTAATTGTTTATATCAATTTTTATTTTTTTAGAGAGTATTTTATATTAACAATAATAATATAACATATATATCGTAGTTAAAGCTAGAATAAAAGTATAAATTCTATATAATATTTTAATATTAATATAATCTTCTATAACAAAATACGAACCTATCGTTATACCTATAATAGAACCTGCTGTTACTATTGCTGCAACTTTAAAATCAAAATGACCCTTTTTATAATATAAATATAGTCCCGGTAACGCATTCGGAATACTATGTAGAAATAAAGATATAGCTACTGCTTGTTGAAAAGTCAAATTATAATACATTAGGGCAGGTATAAATAATATACTACCACCGCTTCCTATGATTCCTATTGAAATTCCTATAATTATTGATATTATAAATAATTCAATAATCATCTAAATATATTTCAGATATAATAATTTTACTTAATACTTGCAAAAATTAAATGTAGTAAAATATAAATAAAATATAATATTATATTAGAGTTATATTATGAGTAAAACATTATCAAAAAAAACTAATATAAAATTACCAAAACCTAATAATGCCGAACTTAATACATTTTTTTCTTCTGAACTAATATATTATGATGATATTAAAAAAGGATTATTAAATTTAGTAAAAAGAATTGATATAAAAATGCCATCTAACAAAATATATAAATTATATGCTAAAGAATTTTTTAATAATTCAGTACAAACTACTTCTATAAAATCTACTAAAAAAACTACTTCTATAAAATCAACTAAACCAACTAAAAAAACTACTTCTATAAAACCTGCTAAATTGGCAAAAACTACTTCTAAAAATACATTTCAACATACTATATCTTAATATAATCCATTACATACACCAAAATCATATTCTAATTATTAATAAGTCTACAATAATATAATTTTATTTTTTTATTATTAATAATAATATTTATTATTTATAAGTAATGGAAACAGAAAGACAAAAATATAATATAATTAATTCAATGGATGATTTAAAAAAATGGTATAAAAATCCTGAAATTCATCCTATAAACGGAAAAACTATGCATATAATGAGTGAAGAATATTATGATGTATATGAAAGTGCTTATAAATTATTAATGGAAGATAAAATATTCTCAAAAATTGGTGATGATGATTATATTATTGAAATTTTACCCAAAAATCATTTATTATTTGAAGATATAGATTTAGTTCGATATAGATGTGTTAAAAATTTAGTTCCGTCTTTTAAAAAATTATATAATGATGTTAATATTGAAATAATACTATTTTTAACAGAAAATATAGAAAAAAATAATTTAGAATTAGAAAATAAATCTACAAAATTAGAAATAGAAATAGAAATATTACGTAATAGATTTACAGATAATTTAAATACATCATATAATTCTAATAAAAATTTTTCCAATGTTAAAAAAATATTTAGTATGTTTAAAAAATCTTTAATAGAATTATTTTTAACAAAAGATTATTTTACTATATATGAATATCCAGATAGTATTGATAATTTAATAATAGACAATAATTATTATATATTTTACTGGTATATGAAATTTATAGAAAAAATAAAATTATCAAATGGTGTATTAATTATTAAATATTTTATAAATAGTATTAAAACGCCTAATTATCCTCAATGGATAATATCTTTTTTAAAATTATATAATGAATATAAAGGTTTATTTAAAGATATAGATGATTGTTTTAATCCTGAATCTGGTATAATAGAAAATGTAGAAGATAAAAAACTTAATACTATTAAAGACCCAATAGATTCTTATTTTGAAAAATTTGAAACAAAATTAAATGAAATTAAAAAAAAAAAATATTCGCAATTAATTGATCCTAGCACATTTAAAGCAAAAAATATAAAAAAATTAGATTATTTAAATGATGAAGATTATAATGTTTTTAAAATCCATAAAGATAATTATGATAGTGCAAGAAAAAAATATGAAAGTGAACTTCTAAAATATGAAAGCAATCCAAGTGGAAGTAGTCCTACACCTCCTAAAAAACCAACTATTACCTTACCAAGTAGCGGAAAGACTATAACTATTGCAGTACAAAAAGACCCTATGCATATTAAAGACAATGTTATAGAAAGTTTTAAAATAGAATATGAAAAAATAAAATCAGTAATTGAAGAATATAATGAAGTTAAACAGATGTCTTACATAGAATTAAAGAGATATTTTGGCGAAGACATTACAACTGCCGAAAATCAATTAATTAGTAATAATGAATTAATGTCTATGGATAAAGAAAAAATTAATAATATTATATTATATGACAATAATGAACCTGGACTTAATGATAAATGTAGTGAAGAAATAGATGTTTTTACTAATGAATATTTTAAAGACAATGATTATCCTTTGTCTAAATTACAATTAATGGTAAGACTAAAAGTATATACATCTGATAAACAAACATATAGAACAGAATGTATATATGCTCCCGTACTTTATAATAATTTAATACTATGTATAAATAATAAAACTCCTTTTAAAAATCCTATAACAAATACTAAATATACAACAGAACATATAAAAGAATTAATGAAAGTTATAAAAATAATAGACCCATCATTAGAAGTTCCTAAATTTATAAAACATAGAAATGATACAGAGTTAAAAATTGGATATAGAACATATCTTTATAAAATTTTAAATTTTACTACTATATATTTGTATCGTGATATAGGAGACGAATCTTATCATATATATGATATTTGTACTATACCCGCAGATATAGAAGCAACAGGATTATATGCAACTAATTCAACTGATATAACATCAAGTGTAATGTTATTTAGAATTATAAAATTATTTAATGATGGAAGATTATTACATAAATATATTCCGCCATATTGTATACCTGTTAGTAATAGACCTAATACTTATCAATATATAAAATTAGGAATTCATTTTAATAATTATAGAACTGCAGATAATTGGCTATATAATTCTGCTACAGGTGCTAGTAGAAATAAAATAGAATTATTAGAATTATTTAAAAGTCGTGCAACAGAAATAAATAATTTTATTTAAAAAAAATATAATTATTTTAATATAATATTATATTAAGAATGAGTTCTATTTCAAAAAAAGAAAAGGATTTGTTTAAATCTTTAGATAAATTATATAACAAAGATAAAGATGCCATTATAAAATGGTTAGATGCTGTAAAAGCTCATGATATTACAAAAGATGATAAATTACCCGGATTATTAAACAATTCTAAAATACAAATTTATACTAATTCTGAAGAAGGAATATATAATTTAATATTGAAATGGATTATACTAAATAAAGATAAATTTAGTGATTATAATTTTGATGATATTCCAGATAGTTCATATATATCAGTTAAAGTAGCGATGCAATCTGAAGGAATTACAGGTATTGTTCATAGAAAATTTCTTACTTTAGACGATGTTAAAATATGGTGTGAAAATCCTCTAATTCATCCAATTAAAGGAACCCCTTTGACAATAGTCGATGATGAATATTTTTTTATATATGAAAAGGCTTATAAAATATTGAAAAAAGCATTATTTTCTAATGATGACATGTTAAAAATTTTGCCCAAAAATCATTTATTATATGGTAATATAAATTTTGTTCATTATTCATGTCTAAAAAAAAATGATCCTTATATTCTAAAACTATATGTTAAAAAAAATGCTTCCGGAAAAGTAGATAGAGAATTATTTAGAGAATATTCAATTTGTAATATTCTTCATGAAAATTTAGATAATCTAAAAGATAAAGATAATATATTAGATACAGAAATAGAATTATTATATAATAGATTTAGTAAATTAAAAAATAGTTTAAATACTACAAATTTAGATAGTATTAAAAATCAATTTGAAATATTAAATAAGTTTAAGAAACGATTATTTTTAACAAAAAATTATATAGGTGAATATACTATTACAGAATGTTTTAATAATTTAATAGAAGATGCTGCAAATTATTACTTGGAAACTTATTTATTTGTAGATTTTTTAGAAAACAATACATTATCAAATGGTTATAAAATATTAGATTTTTTTAGGGATAATATTAATAATTTAATTATAGATGGGCATAACTGGATTCTAGATGTATTTAAATTATACTTATATTATAAATCACTTGATAAAGATATATCTGATTGTTTTGATCTTAATTCTGGTATTATTGAAAATTATGAAAATATTAAATATACTCAAATAGTTGATCCTATAGATTCTTATTTTGAAGAATTTGAAAAAAAATTAGCTGTAATAAAAAATCCTATTTATTCACAATTAGTAGATATAACAACATATAAAGCAAAAAATTTAGCATCTATTAATTATTTAAATGATGAAGATTTTAAGATTTTCAAATTACATAGAGATAATTATGATAATGAAAGAAAAAAATATGAAAGTGCCCTTCTAAAATATGATAGAAATCCCAGTGGAAGTAGTCCTACACCTCCTAAAAAACCAACTATTACCTTGCCAAGTAGCGGAAAGACGATAACTATCGCAGTACAAAAAGACCCTATGCATATTAAAGATGATGTTATTAAAAAATTTACAAAAGAATATGAAAAATTAAAACCAATAGTTGAAGAATATAATAATATTAAAAAAATGTCATATGTTGATTTAAAGAAATATTTTGGTGATGATCCTACAACTGCAGAATTTAGAGTAATACAAAATAATGAATTATTAATGATGGACAGAGAACAAATTCAAGAAAATATATTATATGACAGCGAACATCAAGACCTTAATGATAAGTGTAGCGAAGAAATAGATATATTGACAAATGAAGATTTTAGTGATGAAAATTATCCATTAGCCAAATTGCAATTAATGGTTAGATTAAAAGTATATACTCCAGATAGACAAACATATAGAACAGAATGTATATATGCACCAGAACTTTATAATTATTTAATAAAATGTATAAATAATAAAGAACTCTTTGTTAATCCTATAACAAAGACTAAATATACAAATGAACATATAGATGAATTAATGAAAGTAATAAAAATAATAGATAGTTCATTGGAAGTTCCCAGATTCATAAAACATCAAAATGATACCAAATTAAAAATTACTTATCAGATGAGAGAAACTCATATAAATCCTAATATGCAAAGATCTTTTGGCGATGTTAATATTATTTACTTTTATAAAATATTTTTATCAAGAGAATTAGTAGGTACTGATTATCTAGTATATGATATTTGTCATATACCCGCTGGTATAGAACCTACAGGATTTTATGCAACTAATTCAACCGATTTATCATCAAGTGTAATGTTATTTAGAATTATGAAATTATTTAATGAAGGTAGATTATTACATAATTATTTACCACCATATTGTATTAAAAGTGAGAATAATCCAAATGCATATAGATATATCAAACCTGCTATACATTTTAATAGATATAGAGAACAAATTAATTGGATAAAAGATTTAGAAGAAAATAGATATAGAACTAAAGAAGAATTTATTAATTTATTTAAACATTATGCTACAGAAATTAATAATTATTGTTAAAAATAAATAGTAATATAATAATTTAAGGTTTTTTATAATATTTATCAAACCAAACTTGCCCTACCTCTTTAGATGCATCTTCTACTGATAATTCATTTTTTATAATTTTATTTCTCATATTTAAAAAATATTCTAAACTATTATAATCAAATCCTTCTTCTTTCGTAACCATAGCATATAACATCGGATATCGCTCTTCAAAAAATAGCAATCCTTCTATAGAAGATTTCATATTTTTTAATAATTCTTCATGAGATGAATAAGTATTCTTTTTTTCTGTCATATATAACATTATTTCTTGAACTATATTTCTAATATCATCTGTTTCCATTCCATCTTTAATAAAATCTGCTACTTTTCTTTTTTTTGAACCATTATTAGTATTACTCATTTTAATTATTAAATAAAAATTTATCCTTATATAATAATATCTATTTAATATAATAGAATAATGATAAAAGAATTAGAATACGCGGTTATAGATAACGACTACATATATACTCCTTCTAATCAAAAAAATGCTGGATTATATACTGGGAATGTCTTATTTGATAAAAAACCTTGGGGAAATAGTTTTAAAAAACCGCCAATAGAACCAGATGCTGTTGCATATGCATCACAATTTTATGCAAGTCATCATATACCTTCTGGTAATAGACCTGGAAATAATACTCTAAATAGTAATAAATATAAAAAATATAAAGAAAATAATAGTGCTAGAGATAATTATAATTTTAGTTGTTATGACGCAAATCAAAGTTTTCAACAAATACAAGATATATCTGTATTACCAGTTGTCCAAGAACAACCTCATGTAATAACTCAAGTAAATAACAAATATTTATTTTCTATGCCAGATATATCTTATCCTAATATTAATAATATAAATTCTCCTCCTCATGTAAATAATATGTTTAATTCTACTAATCATTTACCTCAAGGTCATCACATGTAGTTTCAATAATTTCTAAATTATTATATGTAGTATCATTATTCATCATTATTGCAGATGGTAAAGTTTTTTTTATAATATTTTTGTGTTTTCTAAGAAAATTGCAAATATAATTATAAGTTTCATTTACCTGTTCAAATGAAACGCCGCCTGTAATTAATATACTTCCGCTCTCAAATAAAGCACCTGTTACTTTTTTACATTCATTTATTTTTTCTCCTTTTCCTTTACCATAGCATTGTTTAGGACAAGAACAAATTCCATTTTTATTAGGATTACATTTATTCCAAAAATATTCTAATTTAACTCCTTGATATATCCCTGGTTGAAATGAACATTTATTATTATACAAATTACTAATGAATAGTTTATGTATTTCCTTTCTCTTCAATCCAAAACCTATTTTATGTTCGCTATCACAATATAATTTAAAATCTGTATTAATCATTCTTATTTTGAAATTTTGAAATTCTAAAATTAATTTATAATCTTCACATCGATTACTAATAATATCTTTGGTAATGTTTTTATATATATTTTCAATATTTTTTATAATATTATTTACAATGACTTCAGTATCATTTATATTTTTAATACCTGTTAATTGAATATTTCCGTTTTTAAATATTTTAATATTTGGCATATAACCATTATTCAAAAATATAATGGTAACCTGATTATCAAAACGATTTTTTTTCATTTTATTTTTCTTGCTTTTTCTTCTTTTTTTAGGATACTCACCTCTATTTAATTCTTCTCCTTCTTTCATATATTGAACCCATACTATTCCTTCTGTTGAATTTTCCTTATTAATAATTAAAATATTATCAAATAGTATTTTAAGATTTAAATTAATATTTTCTCCTATATTTGCATTACACGTTATAGTAGAAACTCTATATGGTGAGAAGTAAATATCTTCTGTATTTAAATCAGTCATCTAATCACAATAATAATAATATTAATAACTTTATATCATTTTTTATTTTTTTTAATATCAATTTTATTAACTTCATTTTTATTATTCATATTATCTGTTATATTTTTAAGATATGATGTATTTACAACTTCGTAGTTATATGTTGTTGATATCATTGGCGGTAGATTTAAAAGATGTGTTTTATCATTTGTAGTATGTCCTTTGCGAAATTCTTCTATAGTTAAAGGACCATTAAAAATATTTAATAAAAATCTAGAAGGTGCAGGTCTTATTGGTTTTGTATGACCAAAATGTTTGCTAAGCATTTGTATTAAACTATTTATTTCCCAAACCTTATCACTTCCACAATGTGTAGAAAAGTTATATGCATTTGCACATTCGAGAGAACAAAAGTTACCAAATAATATATAGGTATTCGAAGTTATATTATATTTGTAAGGCATTCCATATATTCTTTCATTTATCTGATGACAACACCAATAGCAGTTATTAGATGATTTAATAATATTTTCATTATCATTTTTATCTTTATAATTTTTATTTTCTCCATTTAAATATTCTATATTATTATCATTATTGTCTCGCATATTGTATAAATTATTTTCATTAATATTTATTAAATTATCTTGTATATTATTATACACGTTTGTATCATTGATATAATAACAATCAGGTTCATAAGGTTTTGGTGCTTCTAAAGATTCTTCATTAATATTTATTTTATTAATATCATTTGTTGATATTGGTAATTGTAATATTATATCTTCATTTTCTACTAAAACAACATCTTTGACCATAGTATTCATTAAACCCTTTTTTTTATCTATTGTAGATTTTACTTCATTCTTTTTATTTTTTCGCGGCATTTCATTATAAACGCTTATATTATTTATATATGTTTATATAATTTTAGTATTTTAATACATTGTTATTTTTGTTCATCTATATAATTTTTAAAATATGTAATCCCTTTAATGATTTCATTCATATTAATTGGTGTTTTTGTATTTTTTGTAAAAGTAATTTTTTTATTATTATTAATACATTTTTCTTTAATTTCTCTAATTTCTCCATTTAAAGAATTTATAGTATCGATTAGATATTTAATAATAAAAACAAAAACAATTATTATAATTATTGTAAATAAATCCATAATTCTTTATTTACTAATAAAGAATATAAAAAATAAATTAAAAAGTAATTTAACTATATCTAAATCCTAGAGTTCCATTTGTTATATGTAATATGTTTACATCAATTGCATATACAACTATTTCATATACTAAGGGATTATAAAATTTTTTTAAACTAGATAATAAAGAGTTTATATAATTGACTTTATCATTATTCATAAGATTATTTTTAGTTTTAATTGTTAATGAAGTTGTAATGCGACTATTATCATATGAACCTGCACTTACTTGTTTTTCTGGAAATAAAGAAAATGAATAACAATATAAACCCGTACGCGGTATATTTGTATGATATTTATAAGGGACTATATGATTATAAAATTCCGCATCATTATCTGTTCGCGATATAGTATTATTCCATTTTATTTCTATATTATCTAATATTCCCATATTTTCACTATATTCGTGCGTTGCAGTATAATTAGTATAATTATTAAAATTATCTATAATATCATTTCTCCTAACAATCCATATTAATTCTTTAATATGATGAGATGCATTTGTTATAGTTATAGTTTTTGTTGTTTCGTTTGAATTAAATTGAGCATGATTTCTTTTTGGAGTACTAATTACATAATCAACGGATTGTGTATTTAATAATATTTTACTTCTTTCTATGCTATCCAAATAAACATAAGAACATATTAACTCATTTCTTACATCAAATAATTTATCATTAGGACTAACGAAATTATCAATACTAACCGATTTTGAATGTACTAATTCATATAATACTGGACTAACATACATATTTAATATATTACTCCATATTTGATATAATCCATCAAAACCTTTAGGATTTGTTTCTAATTCTAATAATATTTCTATATTTTGTAATTTTAATAATGGTAATGCTAATGATGGATTTTTAGTAAACCAGAAATTTAAAGGAACCTGTATTTTTCTTCCTTTTATACTAGGATTAATATTTTTATCACTATAAACTGATATAGGATATGTTATGTTAAATAATTTGTTATTTATAATAGTATATTTAGGAACAAAATTATAAGGTGCAACTAATTCATCTATATTTCCTATTAATTTATTGTATTTTATCCCATCTTTATTTGTTAATTCATCCCAGATATTTAACCATTCACCATACAATGATTCTATTATATTATTACCTATTTTAATTCTTGCCTCTTTTATATAATTATATCCAAGATTTGTAATCCATCTAAATCTATATTCGTTATTAGAATATATATCTGGGATTTTAAAAGTTAAAAACATATTTGATAAGAAATCTCCATATCTTTTTATTTTAAAATTAAGTGTAGTACCATTTTTAAATCCTGAATTTGCACTTCCTTCGGGTGCAATTGTAATATGTTCTATTGAAAAATTAGTATGTTTATTATGAGAATATTTATAATAATTAATTTGTGGATTTTGTGTAATATATTGTGAAATGTTTCCAATTAATACTAATTGCATTAATCCGGCGCCCATTTTTATTATATTCTTAATAATATATATTATTTATATATATCTATAAATATTTCTTTATAAATATTTCTAAATCGGCCTTTCCTCTATTGCCGTTATATTCTTCTTTTTTATTACCATTCTCTGTTATAATAATAGTAGGGAAACCAGTTATTCCATATTTATTAATTTTATCTATTGCATCTCTATTATTATATTTTTTAAATTCAATTTTATTTTCATATGTATTTTTTAAATCTTCCCATACACCACTTTCATTAAAACGAACACAATGACCACACCCTTCCATATAATAATATTCTATCGCATACTTTTTACTATAAAATGTTTCGAGTAATTTTGTTCCATTTATATAATAAAGAACTACTATAGCAATTAATAGAAATACTACTATTAAAACCATATTAATAATATCGCTAGAATTATCACGTTTTGTCATATTATTATTTTATATAAACTCCTAAAATATTATTAGATAATAATTATTAGTACAAGATATAAATATATCAAAATATTAAGGTATTATTCATTGATATTGTTTGATATAATTTTTTTAATTCAATATTTTTATCTTCTTCAGAATCAAATATTATTGAATTATAAAAGCAGATATCCAATTTTTTTTTATTATAATCTCTAATAAATTGAAGGAAATCACATGTTTTTATAATAAATATTCTAATATCAAGTTCATCGTAGTTAATTTCATCACTAAACTTATTTAAAATGAATACTTCATAATTACTTCTATTTAATATGTATTTATAAATATCTGTATCATCGCACACTATAATAGTTCTGTATACTAGATGTGAAGTATACAATTCATCAAGTTTAATCAATATATTAGACATATTATTATTATTTAGTGTTTTTGCTTTATGTATATTATATAAAATGAGTACATAATTAAAATAATTTAAGAATTTTTAAAAAATTTATAAAATATTAGAAAAATATAAATTATGTACTCAAATTGTTTTTAATCAATATATAAGATTATTTATTATAATTAAATATAATGAGTGAGCAAATCATTAAGATTGATATTGAACTATTTAAAAAAGAATATGACAATATAACTGATATCCCAACAAATATTTTAGAAAAGGTCGCAGAAATTAAAAATACTTATACATGTTTTAATTCATTTTATGATCCTAAAATGATATGGGCAAAAAAATTATATAATAATAAAGACAAATTTAATAATAAACCTAAAGCAAAAAATAGATTTCATATTATTATACCCGAGTTCTCTAAAACATCAGAGATTAAAAGAAGTTTAATAGGGTATTTGAATAAATTATCGCATAAAAATAAAGATAGTATATATGAAAAAATAAAAATTATAATAGACAATAATGAAATATTAGATGATATTTTTAATATTATTTTGAACTATATCAAAAATAACGAAGATGATATATATTGTAATATATTGGAATTATTTGATAAAGATTATATTATGCAAAATATTAATAGAATTTGGGATAATTATATAGAAAATAAAGAATGGAATCCGCCGCTATATGTATATGAAAATAATTTATTATTATTAAATGATGAATATGATTTATATTGTGATTATATTAAATGGAAAAAAAATATTCATAATATGAATAAAATATGGACAAAATATAAAAATGACGAACTAATAATATTACTTAATAATATTTTAAAACATATAAATTATTTAATAAATGAAAATGTCCATAAATATATATTAGATATTTTACTAGAACAAATATATAAATTATTATCTATTAAAAAATATCCTGAAATTATCGAGAATATTAAAAATATAGAAATAAAAAATTTTGATAGTTCGACAAAATTTTTTATTTATAATATTATCGAATTATAAAAAAAAATTATTTCTATATAATAGTATAGAGTAAGAAATAGTATAATGAAAGAAAGTAACAATAGTCTGTCTTTTTACAGTAGCGCAATAATTCAAGCAATATTTGCTATATTATTATTAATAATACTTAGTTACATTTATAAACTAGAGAATATGGGTTGTGAATGTTCAGAACATCCTAACAAAGAATTTATTAAAAATTTTACAATAATTGCATTGGCATATTTCTTAATAACTTCATTTATATCGCTAAATAGTGTTGCTAAAAGCCTAGGATATGTAGTTGTTCAATTACTTTCAATTGCCACCTTCATATTCTTCTTAATGTTTGTAGTATACATATACTATGCATTTGATTATGTTAGATATTTAACCAATGAGAAATGCAAATGTTCAGAAGATTTAAGTAGAGATATAATATCTGTAGGAACTATGATATCTCTATTTTTATTCTTAACTTTACTATTTACTATAATAATCATACCCATTTTATTAAGCACTTTAAGCAATTTATTAAATAGAATAGAAGTCTTTGAAGATGAAATCGAGGAGACTATCAATAATCCCATGAGAACCTTACAACGTACTCCTGATAGAATTGTAAGTTCCGTTAAGGACGTAGGCAATTTTGTATCAAAATCTGCTAAAAAAATAACTAATTTAAGAAAGAATAGAAAATAAATATTAATAACAAAACATTATTAATATAATTTACATCATTTTAATATATAAAATACATTAAAATAATTATTTTTATTATATATTAGATAATATTGAATTATCTAATAATACAAAGTTACGAAGATATCCAATACTTATTGGTACTTCTTCTAACAAATTTTATTTTTATTTATATATTGCAATATTATATTAGAATAATAATCTTTGACATAAAAATGTAAAGATTAATTGTTAAAAAATAAATTACAAATTGATGCTTATTAAATATTAGTATAATGATTATACATTTTAAATATTTAAAGTACGAGCATTTTTTTTAGGTCTACCTCTACCTTTCAATATTTGGATATCTGCCGTATCTTCAATTATAGATGTTATTTCTTCGTCACTAACAGATAATGTTTCTATATTGTTATCGTTATCATCTATAGATATTTTACTATGAACATTTCTAATTATTTTATCAATATCTTCAGCAGGTTTTCTTGAATTTTGCATTTGTGACATATTATTTACTTGTTGTGATTGCGGCATTTGAGATTGATACATTGGAATATTAGATTTAGGAGGTTCGCTACTTAAAGAACCAAATAAATTACTTACCATATTAAATAATCCCATAGTATCATTTGCAGAACCCCTATTTTGTGACATTTGAGGAGTAGGTTGTTCATTTCCTATTATATATTGTTTGGCTGCTGCATTTTGAAATTGTTTCATTAATTCAGGATTTGATTTTAAAACATTTTCTATGTCAGGTAAAGGTTGTTCTTTAAACATTCTACTAGTTAAATGAAACATAAATGCGCTACCCGAGAGAGATAAAAACAATCTTAATTCCGGTGCCATCTTCTTACCAGTTGCCTTATATTTGTAATGCAACTCTTCAAATATATCATCATAATCATTAATATTTTCATTAACCTGTTCAGACCATCCATCAAGACGAATTGCTAAAGGATCATATCTACTATTTAAATATTCGGTACCTGATATAAATGCCATTAACATTTTTTGTTGAAAACGAATACTTCCATCTAACTCTTTTTCTCTAATTATTCTATTATATTCAGTTTTCATTTCTTCTAAATCGGAATTCATATTAAAATTGAAAGGTACTTTAAATCCTTTTGATTGTAATCTATCTAGTTGATATATAATTTCTCTTTTTTCATTTAATTCTAATTTAAGCAACTCTTTTGGATTTAAATATTTATTTCTTTCATTTGAATATTTATCTTTTCTAGATAATCCTCTATCATCTCCTTCATATCCTCCTTCGCTTTCTCCACTTTCTCCACTTTCTCCACTTTCTCCACTTTCTCCACTTTCTCCACTTTCTTCACTTTCTCCACTTCGACCACTTCTGCCACTTCGACCACTATCACGACTTCCGTCACTTTCTCCACTTATAGCACTATCATCACTTTCTCCACTATTATAACTTTTTGCACTTGTTCTGCTTCTTCCACTTTTTTTACTTTCGCTATCATCATCGTTTCCTTCATTATTATCATATCTTTTAATATTTACTAATTTTTCCTTATTTTTATAAATAGAACTCATGTTTTTCATATAATTATTTTTACCACTTCCCGGATATGGAGATCCCGAACGAGAAGAACCTCCAGAAGACATAGATAAAACATCGTCGCTTATTTTTTTTCTATTAAATAATTCATTGTTTATTGAATTATCAATAATTTTATTCTTATTTTCACGAGGAATATTAAAATTAAAAGATTGAGATTTAAAACTATCTCTATTTAACTCTATTAAATCATCATTTTGGTTATTAAGAGTTGATATTAAAGTCATATTATATATTTATTTTGATATTAAATGTTTATATATCTATTATAATATTTTAATTAATATTAATACGCATATAATTAGTATTTTTATTATATATTTAATGCAAATTATCTATTTTATTGCACTTATAAATATTTTATTATATTTATCGCTAATATCTCCTTTTATTGTACTTCTAATATATGAAACTGCTTGTAAACATGCATCGCTTAAATCATCTTTTTTCTTATTTTCATTAAATAAATTCTTTAAAAATTCATCTTCGCTTATATATGCTTTACATAATTCAATGCTAAGCATTTTATTTTGTTTATATTTGTCTCTTCTAAACCCTTTTTTATTTTTAGGAACTTCTAAATTATGATTATCTATATTTATTATATAATTATGATTTTTAGTTTTTAATGAAGCATTAATGAGAAGTACATTATTAATATCTTTATCCCAATATTTGATTAAACTAAAATATCCATATATTATATGCTGAATAGTTTTCATAATTCCATTTAAATTAGATGGTTGATTTTCAATTAATACATAATCAATTATGTTTATATTTTTATCTTTAAGTCCCCCTATAATATTATCCATTGCTATATAAATTCGTTCACTTATATCTTCAATTCCTTTTATCTCTTTTTTACTATCTGCCAGAGTTATAATTCTCCAATCTATAATTTCTAATATACCTTTATCTTCGATTTTTCTAATTATACATAATGCTAAATTTTTAACACCAATATCAAAACTTATATATATCATTATATAATTATAAATTATATTATCATTATATAATTATATTGTAATACTTTTTTGAATCATATCTACATTTTTTGAAGTATAGTGTTTAATACTATAATTTTTTATTAATACAACTAGGTTTTTCCAAAAATTATCATTTAAATATTTTGAATTATATCTATTTATTTTTTTACATTTTTTATATAACCACTTATATATTTTTTCCATACATTCTTGATTATTATAGTTTTTACATATTCTCTGTTCTTTTGTTAATTTATTTACATAACTATTAATAATATTACTATTATCTTCGTAAGGTACTATTTCATTTAAATTATTAAATTTAATATAATTATACGTGGGACATATTAATAAATTATCTTGATAATCTATAAACGTAGGATTATTATCTATTATTAATAGATGTTTTTTAATATCATATGTGGGTGAAAATTTTACATGTTTTTTAATAATAGGTAATATTTTCGCAATTGATTTTTTTATATTACCATCATTTTCAATAATGCAATTATCTCTTGTAAATAATGGTCTATCAAATTTAAAATTATTATTTTTTTCTATAATAGCAATTTCTTTATTTGCCCATTTTTTTTCAGATGCTGTATAAACATAAAAATAAGAATGTGGATATAATTTTTTCATAGATTGGATAAAATAGAAAAAATGCGGTCTTATAAGCAATGATTTTTCATTATAACTATCATTTAAACATTTATCACATAAAATTTTATATTTATTCAAATGTGTTTTTTTACTAGATTTAATTAATTCTTGTATATTATATATATCACATTGATATGTGCAATTTCCAATAATAGTTCCATCTAAATCTAATACAAATATGTAAGGTTCTATATTATTCATTAATAAATCTATTATATTAAAACATTAGAATATTGTTTACTTATTATAGAATAAGGTTACATTACATTATGAATTATGATAAATCATATAATAGTGATTTAAAATCAAATAATCCTTTATCAAATACCCTAGATTCTAAATATACAGACCTATCTGTTAAAAATAAAATAAAGAAAAAAAATAAAGATGAAATAAATATAAAAAAATATTTTTATAACAAAAATATCAAATATAATTTAGAAAGCAGAATTTTTTATTATAAAAATATAGTAAAAAAAATAAAAGATATTAGCAATAATGAGTGTTTAAATATTAAAATAAATAATAATAATAATGAAACTATAAACTATACTATTAAAGATAAAATAACCCTTATTAAAAGAATTGGAACATCTAGTAAATATGGTTATATATATATCGCAAAAATTAAAAATGAATTTGGTAAGCGTCCAATAACAGCAAAACTTATAATACAAAATACTAGAAATATTTTAGAGAGTGAATTAAATAGTAAAATAACTGATTTAATAGTAAAAAAAAATATATCAAAACATTTCATATTAACTTATAAAGTAATAAAATGTAATTTATTATCTTCAGATGAATTATTACCAGATATTATTAAAGATAATAATTATATTATGTTATTAAATGAAGTAGCAAGAGGTGATTTAAAAGCATTATGTAAAGATATAAATTTTTTAAAAAGCGACGAATTATTATATAATGTTTTTGCACAAACTATGTTATCTATATTAACATTTCATCATTTAGGTTATGTTCATAACGATTGTCATTGGGGAAATTTTTTATATCATTATATTGATGATAAAGACGATAAAAATAACATTAGTTATTATCAATATAATATAAATGGCGAAAATTATTATTTAAAAGCGTCTAAATATTCAATATATATATACGATTTTGGTTTATGTTCAAATATAAAATATACAGATAATTATAAAATTTATGATGATTATAAAAGAATAACTAATCCATTTATAAGTCAAAAAAAATATAATTACTCGTGGCTAAAAGATATTAATATGCCTGTTAATTTACCATCTGATAAGTTTTCTAATTTTGTAATTAATTATGGTAATAATATTAAAAATTTTTATAATAATAATAAATACGTGTATTTTAACAATAATTCTAAATTTTTAAAAGAATTATCAATAGTTATTATTAATGATTTACTAAAAATGCCTAATAATTATTTTGTTAATAAGAAACCTCATAATTCTAAAATAATAAATGCAAAACCATTTCAAATTAATAGTAAAATTAATCTACATAAATAAAATTACACGCGATTATCTCACATATACTTACGTAAATAAATCTATTATACGTATATTTGTTTCTTCCATGTGTTTTTTATATCTATCATCAATATATTCCATCATACTTTCAAAACCGGCAAATATCATTTCGTCTATTTGTATTTTTTTTAAATCTAATTTCATACCTAATCTATTAAATGAAACATTAATAGTATTATCTAATGGTAAATTAGTTGGATAATAAAAATTATTTATTTTACTATTATTTATTTGCTCAAATAGTACATGTTTAACTCTTAATTTATTAAAGATAGTAAATAGTTGTTTTATTATATATATCAAATTAATATTTTTTTTCTTTTCAACTATTTTTTTATTTTCTTTTTGTAAAATCATTCCCAATATATTTTCTTTAGGAACTTTTTCAAATAATTTTATGGGAAAATTATTTGTTAATGCCCCATCATAATAATAATATTCATCTATATATACTGGTTTAAATAATAATGGTATACACATTGAAGCACAACATGCATCAAATACACACAAATCGGGTGTATCTTCAATTGAAAAAATTTTATTTTCGCAAGAAATTATATTTGTTGAAGACATATATAAATTTATTCCAAATACTTTAGATATATCTTTAAATGTAATATTGTCATCTAATTGCGGATATTTATTTTTAATTACAAATTTTAAATGCATTATAAATTTAGACATATCACAAATACCATATTCAGTTATTAATTTAATATAATTTTTTATAGGAACATTACATAATTCTTCATCATCTCTTGCATTGTAAATTAATTCTTCCATTTCATTTATTTGCAATTTAAAAGCAAACATAAGACCAATAAAAGAACCAATTGAACAACCTGCTACATGCGTTATTTTTTTATCTAAATTCTTAAAATATAAGTATCTTAAAGCGCCTAAAAACATTACACCATGCATACCGCCCCCTGATAAAACTAAGTGTGTAATATTCATATTTATGTTAATATTTTCATCAGTCATAATATTATAAATTATGATGATATATTATAGTTTTATATATATTATGATACATTATAAATTCTTAAATATGAGAATTATATTCTTGAATATTAACATTATAATATAATAATGCTTCTTTAGATACATTATTTTCTGCCTCCTTTTTTGTGTTTCCGGTTGATGTCGCTATTATAGAACCATTTTTATCTTTGACACAATAACTAAAAATCCTTAAATTATCTTTCGTTATAATATTTAATTCCTTAAATTGTGGAGTATCATTTAAATAATGTAACATATGAGAAACTAACATATCCTTGTAATTATTTTTAATTCTAATTAGTTCGCAAAAGTCTATATAATTTTCTATAATATATATAATCCATGTTTCTACAATATAATATCCCGCACCACTAGAAGGAGTTATTCTTATATTAGATGGAAGAGATACTTCGTCGGCGTCTGTTTGAAAATCTAAATAAAGAGCACCTAAAAATGCTTCAAATATATCTTCCATAATTTTATAATTATTCCTTCCCCCAGATTCTTCAACTTGTTTTGATATTATTGCAAATTTTGGCAAACCTATTTTTTCTGATAAATAACCTAGCATTTTACCATTAACTATTTTTGTTCTTATTTTTGATAAAAATCCTTCATTCTGATCAGGAAAACGAAGATATAAATAATTAGTAACTATCATACTTAGTAAAGAATCTCCTAAAAATTCTAATCTTTCATAAGACATATCTTGTAAAGGTAAACAATCCGGCGGACAATTTGCATTACTTTTATCAAAATCTGCATTTTTCATAGTACAATAGGATTTGTGAACAAAAGCTACACGATACAAATTAATATTCTTAATTTCTAAATCTTTTAATCCATTATTATTTAATAAATTATATAAATCATCTTTCTCTAAAAGAATATTCCTATTATTATATGGTTGATTTTCAATACTTATATCCATAGTTTTATTGTGAATATTATCTATACGTTTCATTTTTGTTTTGTAATTTATAATATTGATTAATTTATATCATTTTTTATATTTATATATTTTATATATATATAAATATTAAATGTATTTTTCTTTTAAATAGAGTAAGATAATATATGAGTTATCTAGCCAATGATATAACCAACCCTACAATACAAATTGATTCGGTTGCTATTGGATTACAACTCAATGCAGAGGATGAAGCAAAAAATTTAAATAAAATAGACTTAAAAAAATACGAAGAATTTTTAGTTGTAGGAGAAAAAACATATACTAGTAATACGGAAGATACATTAAATACAAAATGGAATATGATAGTAAATCAAAAAGGTGTCGCTGTTAATTCATCGAGACATCTTGCTAATTCAAATTTAAATCATGACGTCTCTTTATTTGTAGATAAAAATATTCATTGTACAGGTATTATTAAAGCTGCCGGATTTCAAATAAGCAATATTATATTAGATAATGCAAATCCTATTACATGCAATTTAGTTAAAGAATTTATACTTAAAACAAATGAACTTGCAGTTTCACAACCTTTTAAAACCAGTATTTATGATACAGAACATAAAAATATATATAATAATAGTTATAATGTTACTAATTTATTTACACCTAATTATGTAACATTTGGTGGAGAAGTTGATACATATAATAATACTAATCCTCTAAATATTGTAACTGCTCCTAATAATAAATTTAATAACATGCATATTTCTATTAGAAATGATACAAATAACGACTATAATGAACCTGTTAGAATGTGCATGGGTATTATTGGAGGTTATAAAGAATCACCCGCTATTATTTCTACAACACGTGGCGTACCTTTAGAATTTCACGTTAGCAAATCTGCAAAAAGTATAGAAGAATCTTATGGAAATAATGCAGTACCTATATATACAAATGTTAGTAATATACCAGCAATGACTATAGATGCAAATAACAACGTCGGAATTGGTACAAACATTTCATCAAAATACATATACAATATGAAATCTTTATTTAATGATAAAATATCAGAAAATTTAAACAAAGAAGAAAGGGCAAAATTAGACGTTAAAGGATTAGTAGCATTTGAAAATATATTAATTAAAGATTATGTAACAGGTATCTATAAACATACTGATGATATATATATTCGGAATACAGGTGCAGGCGTTTTAAATGCTACTCAAATAAATGAAGGAAATTTTACAGGGACAAATTATTTCTTTAATAATAATTTATCTGTTGATAACTTATTTCAAGCTAAAAATGTTAATATACAAAGTAATCTTGAAATAGGAAATAATACTAAAACTAAATATCTAAATGTTGAAAATAATTCTGTTTTCAATGGAGATGTTGCATTTAACAAAAATATTAATTTTTTAAATACTAATATTCTTAATATTAAAAATGTTAATCTTAATATTCAAAATGATATTTTTATTAACAGCAAAAGAGTATTGCCTATAGATCTTACAGATCCTACTACCGGATATGCTAAAATAATTAATGAAAATAACGGAAGTAATTTTATTTTCATGTATGTAAGCAGTAATATCGCTTATCTAGATGCTAGTTGTAATGTAAGTTTTCCTAAAAAATTGGGGTTGGGTCTTAAACCAAATGATACATTTGACGCAGTTTTAAACATTATCAAGGATGATATTGCTACAAGTAATTCATTTGATATATTATTAAAAAATAATGTAGAAAATAATGAATATATTGCAAATATAGGTAGATTAGCACGTCTTGATTATAACGATAATAGTTTAATTATTAATACAAATTCAGTTGTAGGAAAAAAAAATAATATATATTTTTATCCAGGTGTTGATATAAAAGCATTAACAAATAATTTTTTTTCATCTAATATAACTAATACATATCCTACATTATCCTTATTAAAAGGAAACGTAGGTATTAATAAAATAAAACCTGATTCTAATTTTGCTCTAGATATAAATGGTAATATTTCATCGACAGAATATTATATTTATGCAGATAATAATTATAAAAAAACTAAACCATTTATTTATAATCGAGATAAAAGTTATTTTAATGCATATGATAAATTATGTGATAAATATTGTATTAATTACAATGAATCTGGAGAATTAGCAATTAATATGAAGGGATTAAATGTTAAAAAAGGTATTAATACAGATTTGTATTATCAAAATAATATTTTATTAGAAACACTCCAACGTGCAAGTAATGATTTAAGTTTTCATACTAATAAATATATCTCTATCGGTTGGAAAGGTGAAGAAAATGTCGCACCATTACAAATTAGAAATATATTTACAAATGATTATAATTATTCAACTATTCGTATTTATCGAGGTAATATGGGTGGTGGCAAATATAATAACGCTGATTATAGCGGTATAGATATATGCGAATATGACAGAGATTTAAATTCTGATAGAAATAAAGAAAGATGGTTTATTTATAAAAATCACAAATTCAATGATAAAGATAGTAGAGATGTTAAACGTATTGGACCCTTACAAATTGGCTATACTAATAAAACTATTGAACCAACCTCTTATGGTATGTCATTTTATTATGATACTATAAAATCTAAATATCATATTGATGTTAATAATCCAAATGTAGAATATAATGATGATTCGGCAATGACAATATATGGTGATTTAAGCGTTCATGGAAATATTAATATATTAGATAATAATGGATGTAATTTTAATTTTAATTTAAAAGGTATATCATCGCAATTACAAAAAGTAGATAAATATTTTAATTATTTGTCGTGCAATATTATTAATAGCGCATATAATGATAATTCATCTGATAAGATAATAACTTCTTTTGATATCTTCAGACCTAAAGATAGTATTATAATAGACCCTATTACAACAGATGATATACCATTGCTAGTTAAAAATGTAAATAATACAAATAATAGAAAACCATCTACAAAATTTATTACATATTCAAAAAATAATGTAAGTTATTCTTCAATTGAATTAGCTATATACAATAGCAATCTATATTATTTTAACGATAATGATGATATGAATAAAAATGTAAAAAGTTCTATAGAAATTAGTACTTGTGATGATAGAATTAATAGCAATACAATATTAGATTTTAATATTTTAAATAATAATAACTATAAAAATTTTCTTAGATTTGTTAATAAAACAGACGGAAGCGGAGATATTATAAATACTACAACGCATATTGGATTAGGCGATAGTACAAATTCAAATATATTATTACATATTGATGGAAATGCAAAATATGGAATGCAAATTACAAATTCTTCTTATCCAGCAAGTATTAATTTAGTTAATTCATCTGGAGGTAATGATATATATCATTCTATTTCGGGAGGCAATGATATTAATATGCATAAATTTACTATTGATATTGCTTCTAAAAATTATAGTAATTATGATCCGGAATTAAGAAATTTATTCACTATTGACGCTATAAAAAATTATGAATTAAGAAATGGTGCTAAATTCGGATTTAATGAAGATTTTAATAATATTAATTCTATAAATAATGTTAATAATGCTACTTTAGTTATTAATAGCGAAATTAATAATTCATCAACTGCTATAACAAATAGATATAGTTATAACCATATATATAGCGGTTCTGTTGATATAGAATATGAAAAAATATTAAAATCAACATCTTTTGTATGGAATAATGAAAATAACACCTACAATAGTTATACAACACAAAATATATCTATATTTCCAGAATTAGATGCAGATAATAATATTATTAATGTAATTGATTCTTCAAAAGATGATTTTGTTATCAAAAAAAATAATATGTTATCTAAAAATTTATTTTATAAAACAATACATGAAAATATTAATTACAAAAATAATTATAGTAATTTACAATTTAATTATCAAAATTATAATAATCATCAACTAATTACAGAGTATATTTCGCAAATTAGTAAATACAATAATACTATTTATAATAATTTAATAGAAATAATTCCTAGACAAATTTTTGATAACATAAACAATAATGAAATAATAGTTTACGATTATATCGATGAATTAATTATTACTTCTAACATATCACACACACTATCTAATCGTCCTATGGAAATTAAATACAAATATCATAATAAGTATAAAAAAACAGAAAGAGTTAATTATAATACAAAAATTACAAGTGAATTAAATGATGAAATAAGAGGAAATAGTAATTATATAAATGTAAGCAATTATATTATTGCAACTTTATTACCATTTGATGAAAATCTACCTATTAATAATGTAATATATACAGATTTACATCAAGAAAGAATATATATAGTTGATAATAATTTACCAGAATATAATGCATATTCTAATTTATATTTGAAAACATTAACAACAAATATAATTAGATATAATAGTAATATTGATTATATAGAAAAATACTATTCTATACATGACAATTATTTAAATATTAATTCATCAAATTTATTTATTCAAAAACTTCTTAAATCAGAACCAGTATTTTCTGTTTCTTCAAATATAATAGGTAACAACATTATTATTAAAACTTCTAATTATTCTTTTGACGAAAATGCAGATTCTAGTGTTGCACGTAATACAAATTTAGTATTATTAAATTCAAATGTTATACTTGATACATTTAATATTTTAGGTTATACTTGTAATAATACTCTAATAATCGAAGAATATATAAATGATTATAGTAATGCAAATACTGAAAAATTTAGAATAGATATTAGAAATTATAATAGAACTAAATATTATCCTCATATTTCATTGATAAATAATGTAGAAACAAATATAAATTCATCACGCAATAGACATGAAATATATAGTTATGATGGAATATTCGAAATTAAATATAATGATGCAGCAGACAATGATTTTACAACTCTTAAAATAGACGAAAAAAGAAATTTATATATTAATGGTGGAATCAAGACCGAAGGGGTTTTAAATGTAGGCAGTGATTTAAGAATTTCTGGCAATGTATATGATATTAATGGTAATAATTTAATTGAAATACTTAATCAAAATAATTATAAAAAATATGAAATAAATTCTTCTAATATACTATTTAATTATTCTGGAAGTAATGGTATAGAAATTAATACAACGTCAAGTGCATTACATGATAATTATAAGTTTTTATATGTTAAAGACTATTCTTCATCAAATGTTTTTAAAGATGTTTTAGTTTTACATAAAACTTCTAATTTATATGAAAAATCATATTATTTAGATTTATATTCAGATTTATATGTTTATTGTAATTTGCATATTGACGGATATGGAAATAAAACTTCTTTATCTATAGAACAAAAAGGTAACGGAAATATAATAAGTGCTTCTAACTTCAATAGAGAAGTATTGACATTAGCAAATGATGGAAGTTTAGGTTTAGGTGTTATTGACCCTAAGAGTGTTCTCATGAATATTCGACAAATAAATGGTAGCAATATAATAAGCGCTTCTAACTTCAATAGAGAAGTATTGACATTAGCAAATGACGGAAGTTTAGGTTTAGGTGTTATTGATCCTAAGAGTGTTCTCATGAATATTCGACAAATAAATGGAAGCAATATAATAAGTGCTTCTAACTTTAATAGAGAAGTATTGACATTAGCAAATGACGGAAGTTTAGGTTTAGGTGTTATTGACCCTAAGAGTGTTCTCATG